GGAATATCAAGAAGAACTTATTATGATTACATCAAAAATGACCCTGACTTCGTAGAACAGGTTGAAGATTTGAATGAAAGGAATCTTGACTTTGCTGAAAGTCAGTTGTTGAAACAGATAAAAGATGATAATACAACATCATTGATTTTCTACTTAAAGACAAAAGGAAAAGGTCGTGGTTACATTGAAAGAACTGAAATTCAGAACGAGATTATTGAGGACAAGAATGAAGAGACCGAGGAAGAGTTAATGAGTAAGTTAGACCAAATATTGAAGAAGATAAATGAGTAAGATTGAAGAGTTGAAGAAAGCGATTGAAACTGCTCAAAAACTACACTTAACCAAGGCAAGAAATCAGTTAATCAATTTCGTTACTTATACAACTGAAAATTACGAAGTAAAATGGTTTCACAAAAAAGTGTGTGAATACCTTGACAAACTTTGCAATGGAGAGATTAAGAAGTTGATGATATTCATTCCACCACAGCACGGAAAGAGCGAGTTGTCTTCAAGAAAGTTTCCTGCATACCTGCTTGGTAGAAATCCAAAATTGAAAATCGGTATTGCGAGTTATTCACCTGAACTTGCCACTTCATTCAATAGAGCAATTCAGAATTGTATGATTGATGAAAAGTATAAAGAATTGTTTCCTGAAACAAGAATACAGGAACGTAATTCTGCTCACGACTATTCAGGAGAGGTAAGAAATTCAACAATATTCGAAACGTTAAGGTACAGAGGTTTCGTAAAGACTGTTGGTATCGGTACAGGTTTGACAGGAACACCGATTGACATAGGAATTGTTGATGACCCTTTTAAAGATAGAAGTACAGCAAATTCAAAAGCAAACAGGGATCAGGTTTGGAGTTGGTACAATGACGTGTTCTGTACTCGTCTTCATAATAATTCAAGGCAGTTGCTACTTTTTACAAGATGGCACGAAGACGACCTTGCAGGTAGATTGTTAGACCCAATGAATGACAATTACAATGAAGAGGAAGCCAAAGAATGGGTTGTTCTTGCTTTACCTGCTCTGAAAGAAAAGACAAAGCCAATTGAATGTGCGATTGATATAGACGACCCAAGAGAGATTGATGAAGCATTATGGGAAGAACGTCATAGTGCTGAAAAGTATAAGCGTAGAAGAATCACAAACCCAACAGGTTTTGCTTCATTGGACCAACAAAGACCAAGTGCCGAGGGTGGAAATAAAATCAAGGAAGAATGGTGGATATTGAAAAATGAAAATGAATTACCATTTAATTCCAAAACAATAGTGCCTGACTTTTTTATTGATGGTGCGTTTACCGAAAAGACCGAGAATGATGAAACAGCAATGCTTTCCTGCTATTACCATAAGCCAAATGATACGTTGTACCTATTCAATTGTCAAGGTGTTAGAAAAGAGTTGTATGAGTTCCTACCATACTTTAAGCAATGGACCACAGCAAATAATTACAAACGTCAATCAAGCCTTTTTATTGAGTTAAAAGCATCAGGACACCCCATTAAATCAATGTTGAGCAAATTGCAATTCGGTGGATTTAATTGCAGGGGAATCAATAACAAAGTAGTTAGTTTAGGCAAGTATAACAGGGTTGAGAATAGCGAACCATTTATTGCATCAGGTAAGGTTGTTCTTGTCAAAGGTTCTTGGAACAAATCATTTATAGACCAATGTTCTGCGTTCCCAAATGGTAACCACGATGATATGGTTGATGTAATGACTTATGCAGTACACCACTACTTAATTAAGAATTCAGGAAATGGAGTGAATTACGAAAATTAAAAATCAATAAAAATATTTACACTTTTGCTTGTTATATAAATATATTTATTTATATTTGGTCATATATAACAACAAAAATTACGACAATGGAAGTAAAAGGTATTTATTTAAAGAAAGTCAAAACTACAAAAGGAAGTTTGGATATTGAAAGAGTGGTTGACAAAATCGTTTGTATCTATGAGATAAGCGTATCAGAAGACGACTTCATTCAAAACATAGAAAAAGAATATGAGGTACGAATTATTGACAGAGAGTTATTAATAGACATTTATTTCGATTTGATAGAACAAGATTGCGTAATCACAAATGTTTGGTAGTATGGTATCGTTTGATAATTTAGAAGCATTAGTCGGCAAGTATGTAAATCAGTATTTCTATACAGACATTGAGCCGGTTGGTAAAATTGTAGGTTTCAAAGGAAAGACTACAATCATCATAAAGAAAATGTATGCAGGAGATAACAAAACAAAAATGGAATTTATTTCAGGTGGTTTTGCAGGAGTTTGCACAAATCAATATTCACAAGAATATGATTTCTTCGAGTTGGAAGAAACAATTACTATGAGAGTAGGTAAATCATTTAGAAAACAATATGGCATAGATGAAAAGCCAAGAAAGTATTACGATTATAATTTTTAAAGTATGAGCAAAGATTATTTTGACGCCTACAAGGCAAGATTGGAAAGTGTAAACCAATTCCTATTGAACAAAGCAAAAGAACTAACACAAGCAGGTTTTGATGTTTATCACACAGAGAAAGGACTTGTGAAATTCATTTGCATTTTTGATAAGAACGATTTTAGAAAGAATGTATGTTTGTCGTTCGAGGAAGTTCCTTACAGATGGAGTTTTCACACAATGATAACACCAAGTAAAGAACGAAGTTCATCAAGACACGCAGGGAATTTGTACTTCATTGATGAACCAACAAAAGAATACATTATTGATAAAATGAAAATCAGCGATCTGACGAAACAGGCATTTGAGTTCAGGACAAATTACTTAACCAAATATTAAAGAAATGAAATATGACGATGAAACCGAATACCTGTACCAAGTAGGAAGGAGTAGAGGTTGTTTACGAATAGTGATTATCCTATTACTGATGATTGTAGTGTGGATTGTATCACTATTTTTCGTTAGTTGTGGAGCAAAGAAACATAAAGCACCTTGCGAAGCGTATGGAAACGGAAAGTATTACCATAAGAAAAATCAATAAATATATTTACAATTATGCTTGTCGTATCAATATATTTATTTGTATTTGAATATGGTATTAACAAAAACAACAATTATGCTAAAAGTTAAGAAGAAAGCAAAAAAGTTAGAAGCAATTAAGGTTTCTAAAAGCGTTTATCCAAAAGATACATCACTTACATTCAATGAATGGCAAAAAGCGATACGCGAGGAGTTAAACAAGGCAAAAGGATTGGGGAATTAGTTCCCCAATTTTTTCTGTACAAAAACAAAATAATTAGTATGAATAATTTTAGTACTTACATTAAGCAAGTTCTCAAAGAACAACAGATAAGCCAACGAAAGGCTTCTGAAATTTGTGGTATTGCACCACAGCAATTTGGCAACTATGTTTCAGGCAAGAACATTCCAAGTTTTCAAACTGCATTGGATATTATTGACAAATTAAATTGGAAAATTTTAGTGTTCCCAAAATTAAACAACAATGATTAGAGAAATTACACCACAAGAAGAAGTCGAAGTAAAGAGCAGGTATAATCGAATGACAGAAGTTATTGATTCAATTTGGGAAGATGGAGATTACCATATTTCTACCTACTTTATGTTTGAGAATGGAAAAGAATTGATTTTTCTCGAAGCAAAATTAATTTGCTCAATTGATGAATTGCACGAAGCAAAAACTTTCAGAAACTTTTATTTAATATTCAGAAAAGGTAAAAGCAAGTTCAGAAAAATAATTTTCAACTTTCTTGTAAGAGAAGTAAATGAAGATTTTTACTTGAATCAAATGCAATGGATCAAAGCAAACTCAAAACATAAAGATATTATGATTAAAAGAAAAAATTCGTAGTTTTGGTTCGGATTTGCTGATACAGAAAATCTTTTCTCTCTCAAAGCACTCACTATTTTTAGTGGGTGTTTTTTTTTGTATTCGAAAAATAATCATAGATTTGTAATGCGAAGATACAGAATGTGGTCCTGTCAATAAACCTTAAAAATTTAAAGTATGTCTATTTGTGCTTGTCCAAAACCATCTGCGTTGACTGAAATCCCAACAGCAGATTGTCCTGTTGACTTAAAACAAATTCAAAAAATCATTGTTCAAAGACACGGATTTGTATTTGATAGTGGTGCAGGAACTCCAACATCGCCAAGCGTATTGGCTGATTGGTTGGCTTTAAAAACTGCAACTGATTCCACAAAAGTTGTTGTTACACCTTTCATTGGTTCTGAACCATTGATTACCCCAGGAGAAGCAATTCAAGAGGGTGGAGGTGATAACTCAACATTGAATGGTATTGCTGTTGTTACAGGAACAAATCCATCTGAATTTACTTGTAAGTTCCGTTCGTTAAGTCCTGACCAAGAAAAAGCAATCAAATCTTTGATGTGTGAAACTTCATTGGTTGTTTACTTAATCACACAAGAGAACAAGATTATCGTTAAGAAAATTAGTACTGCGAAAAAAACAGGATTTGATATTTCTGCGTTATTCTTATCTGACAGAATGAATGAGGGATTTGGAAAGAACGATATGTTCAACTTCAAATTCTCTTTAACAGCAGGTTGGTCAGAAGACTTAGAAGTGATTACACCTGCAAGTGGTTTCAATCCTTTAACAGACTTGTAGTATGCAAGTAACGCTTAAATCAAGTGCAGGAGTTACAAGAGATTTTGAAATTCAGCACGCTTTAAGAATTCTTCAAGCACAAGACCAATTAAAGAAAGTTGAATGGACGATTGAAAGTCCTGAATTCGAGTATGTGAATGGAGATTTGAGCAAGAAGAAACCTGTTAAAGTCAAAGAGTAAAAAAACAATATGTTTTGAAGTCCTGTATCAAATGATACAGGATTTTTTTATTTTTGAAATCAAATAATTTTATTATGGTCCTTGAATTCACACAAATAGTAGATTTAATTAAAAATCCACCAAAAAAAAACGAAATAGAACAGGGTAAGATTTACGAATCAAGGTTGAGAGTGTTGACCGAGAGTAAATTCGAAAATGATTTGAAATCTGAAACAGGTTTCAAAAAATTTAAAAAGACCCTTGAAAGTAGATTGAAATCACATAAGGCAGAAAGAATTGAAAACTTCTTCTCATATCCATTGCCTGTTGTGAATTTAAGCACATCTGTTTTAAAAGAATTATACAAGGTTTTTGATGCAGGTAATTCATTCTTCAACGTTGAGTTTATGAACGCTCAACAAAAGAAGTCTATTGAGCCAATATTGATGCAAACCGATATTGTTAAATGGATCATTGACGAGGGTAAGGAAGTGTTGAGAAACGAACCAAATAAAATTGTTGTAATTGACAAAGATGAAAAAGGTAATCCATACATACTTGATATTGATTCTGAACGATTGATTGACTTTAAAATCAAGGAAGATGCTGAATTAGAGTACGTAATTTTTGTTCACTCAATTGAGGAAGAAAACAATACGAAAATAATTAAGTATGCTGTTTATGACGATATGAAATATTCTGTTGTGGAATGCAAGAATGATACTTTTACAATGCTTTCTGAAAACGCTCACAATTTAGAGTATTGTCCTGCACGTTTTTTTATTTGCGAAGAACTAAACTCGAATAGTGAATTTTCAAGAAACATTCCATTAGCAAAGGCAATATCAAAATTAGAAGAGTGGCAATGTTTCGACACGTTTAAGCACTATGTTGATTATTACGCTCCGTTTCCTGTAATGGAAGCACCTGAAAGTAATTGTTCCGTTGAGAATTGTGTGAGTGGTCACATACATACACCACAAGATTATGAAGAAGATGGAATTTTAAAAACAAGAACAATTATTTCTGATTGTCCTGCTTGTTCCAAAAAAGATTTAATAGGACCTGGCACCGTGATACGTATTCCTGCAAAGCAAGAGAAAGACGACCCAACGGAAGCAGGTGTATTTAAAATGATTTCAAATAGTGTTGAAAACCTTAACTACCTGAAAGAAAAGTTGAGTGGTATTGAAGATTATATTTTCAATAACGTTGTTGGTATTGATAAGACAATTCAAAAGCAGTCAGTTAACGAACTTCAAATGAAAGGTTCGTATGACACAAAAGAAAACGTACTATTGTCAATCAAGAGTGAATTCGACAACTTATACATTTGGATTGTTAAGACAATTTCTAAACTTGTAGTGAAAGGGGTTGAAATGAATGTTTCTGCAAATTTCGGTACAGAATTTTATTTGTTGACTGAAAGTGATTTACAGGACAGATTTGAAAACGCTAAAAAAATCGGTTTGCCTGAAATAGAAGTTGATGCAATTTTCAAACAATTAATTGACACAAAGTACAGAGGTAATCAAAACAAAATCGAAAGAAGTTTGATAGTAAAATATTTAGACCCTGCTCCATACAAAACAATAACAGATTGTATCACTTTGTTTGAGAAAGGTTTAATGACACAGGACGACTTGATTTTGAAAACAGAATTAATTAATTTCGTTGACAGATTTGAAATGGAAAATTTGCCACTTAACGAATTTGGTGTAAATTTGGCATTGTATCAACGAATCACAAAGATTAAGGAAATTTTTAATACATATATAAATGAGAGTAGAGCCAAACAAGTTTGAGGTTTGTAAAGACCAAATCTCAAAGTATCAGGGAATAGAAGTTCCGTCTGAAATCAACGAAAGTGAAGCACATTTGTTTCACGTTCTAATCATCAAGTCAAAAGCAAACTCACACACATTGCAGTTTGAGAATGTTGCGAGAGTTCAAAAATTCCATAAGGAAGTATTTGAAAAGAATGCTGACAAAGGTGGTTTCAATAGACTTGGTTATGATAATGTTTTCGTGTTTCACGACCCAACATTAAAACCTACAAGAAAGACTACAAAAAAGAATGTAGTTGAAAATGATGAAGTAACAAATTAAAAAACATAGAGAGAAATGGAAATCAATTTCGAGCAAATCCAAACAGCGTTGGAGAACGCAGATTTAAGAAAACAAGTATTATTGAATGTTGTTGAAACAGAAGAGGGTAAAGAGTTATTGAACAATTTCGCAAAGAAACACTTTGACGAAAATATTGGCTCAAAAGTTTCTGAAATTTACAACAATATAGACAATGATATTTTTGAAACACTTGGAGTAAGAAAGGACCCAAACGTGAAAACTTACGAGTTCCTTAAAACAACTTTGGCTGATTACAAGAAAGTAAAAGAAACTTCTAATACAGACAAAGACCAAGTTATCAAAGAACTTAATACTAAATTGAAAGAGTTAGAGGGCAAGTCTACTAATTCTGAATTTTGGCATAAAACTCACCAAGAAGCAGTTGCGAAATTTGAGAACGAGAAAAAATCTTTATTAGAAAGAATTGGATCGTTGGAAAATGAAACAACAGCACAATTGGTAAAGAATGACTTGTCAATGGGGTTGGCAGGTTTGAAATTTAATCCTAACGTACCTGAAAGCGCTGTTCAGGCTCTAATCACTTCTGCAAAACAAGAAGTCTTGAAGAATGCCAAAATTGTTGATGGAAAAGTGGTTTACCATACAGACAATGGCACACCTTGGTTAGATGCTGAATACAAACCGATTTCTGCACAAAGTATCTTCGCAGAGAAACTTAAAGATGTTTTAGACAGACCAACAGGAGGAGGTTCAGCACCAAAGGGAAGTGCAGGAAAAATCGTAACCATTGAGGGGCAAAATGGTTCATCAAAAGTTGTATTAGATGCAACAAAATTTGGCACACAAGTAGAGTTCTTTAATCATTTAGATGAAGTTCTTGTAAAAGAGAATGGAATCGTTAAAAACTCTCCTGAATATGCTAAATTGCGTGATACTGCATACGTAGAGTATAAAGTATCTGAAATGAAAAGAGTATAAACCTTAAAACCTTAAAAAAATGGCAGGTCTTTTAGAAACTTATTTACAGGATATTCGTATTAAATATCCTAATGCGCTTGACAGAGACGAGTGGAGAATCAAGCGTTACGGATTGTTGAATTCAGCGTTGGAGCAAAATGCTTCCCCTTTCTCAATCTTAACACCTGACTTGAAAGAACAAGCAATGACATCACAAGGACGTGTGATTGACATTCCTGTTTTGAAAAAAGGTTCGTTGACTGTTTCTAATGTACGTTCTTGTACAATTGGAAACTACGAGAATGAATCAGAAATGTTGAACGTGACTTGGTCAACTTTGGTGGTTGATATTTCTATGGTTAAAGCACAATACGCAAAGAACGAGGTTTCTTACGTAACTGATTTAAGCAAAAAACTTTTATTGGTTAAGGAAGCGTTTTTGGGTCAAATCGAAGATGCAATCAATACAAAGTTAGATGCTGAAAAGTCAGCAGTTTTCAATTCAACTTTGGTTGGAACAGGAAACAAATATGCTTTGGTTGGAGATGCAATTCAAGTGCCAAAAGCAGAGCAGAATTTATTCTACAATGATGTAGAAGCAATCCAAAACGCTGATGATTTTTACGGAGAAAATTATGTAGTTGCTTCAACTAATATGATGCCTTCTGTAAACCATTACATCAACCAAGGTGCAGGTAACAATACTAACTTAAATTACCAATTTGCTGACAAGTCTTTCAGATTTTCAAATGCAGTTGTTAATGGTGCAGGTGTTACAGCAACAGGTTACATTATGCCAATTGGAACATTAGGAATGTTGACACGTGTAGACGTAGATGCAATGATGAACCACAAAGCAACTGATGGAACTGAATGGGGAACAATCGCAGTTGATGGTATTCCATTTGAAGTTGGTTACCGATACAAGTCTGAATGTTCTGACCAATCTTTATTGAATGGTGCAGGATTATCTCACTTGAAAGCGACTATGGTTGAGCACTGGCAGTTCTCTGTTGACTTTGCGTTAGTAACTCCATACAATTCAGATGCAGTTAACAACTCTTCTGCAATTAAAAAAGTTGAGTTCTTAAACGTGTAGTTTAGAAATGCAAATTTGTACCGAATTATGCCCTACATTTGTGTAGGGCATTTTTTATTTAAAACAATTAGTATGTTTGATAGTGTAAAATTAATAGATGGAATTAAAAACGTAATTGGATTTAGAAACCATTATGATTTGTCAGAAATTCCTGCACTTGATGTTGACTTAACTACAAGTGAAAGTGGAGAATTTATTCAGGATAAACACCCTGCATTGAGGTTGGATATTTTGAAATCCATTATACCTGAAAATAGAGATTTTGAAGAGTTCTTAACCGAGAAAAGAAATTCTGCAATTATCGAATTGATTGGAGATATTTGCTCTCAAAAGAAGTATGAACAATATGCAAGACAAACAATCGTAAATGAAAACTTGATTGATAGATATGGTTGGTTGAAAGATACAATCATAAACCAAGGTAGATTTGTCGGTGTGAAATTTCGATTGAAACAAAGCATAGGTTTGAATGCAGTAATTAAAAAAATTGGTATTCAGGTAACACAACCACAAACCTTGAAATTGTATGTTTACCATTCGTCTAAAATGGAAGCAGTAACTACAATTGATTTGGTAATTGGTCAAGGTGTACAATGGAATTGGAAAGAAGTTGAATTAAAATTGTCGGCTGAAACAAAAGACATTCAAGGTGGAGTTTGGATCGTTGGATATTACCAAGATGAATTGGTTGGACAAGCAATTACATATTCAGGATTAAATTGGAATACAGGACCTTGTTCAACTTGTGATGGTGGTATATCAGCAGATAAGTTTAGAAGAGTTACAAAGTATATGTCATTGACACCAATTTATGTTCCTGCAAATTCATTGAATGGAATTGATATGTTCGACCTTGACGATAGTTTTGAAGTGCTGACTGAAAATTTTGGATTGAATTTCAATGTATCGGTTGAATGTGATTTGACAGATTTTTTCATCGAACACAGATTTTCATTAAAGAAAGCGTTAGGACTTAAACTTTCTCATATCCTATTGAAAGAAATAATGTTCACTTCAAATATCAATTATATTGAAGAGAATTTACGTTCTTTAATCATTCGAGATTTAGAGGGAGATAAAGAAACCAATTACGTAAACATAGCAGACCAATTGGCAAATGAAATAAAGGCTGTCAATTTCGACCACAGCAGATTATCAGAAGCGTGTTTACCTTGCAATTCCAACAGAGGAGTAAATTATGGTGTAGCATAAATCAAAAAGCCTTACATTTGAAACATAATCGTAAGGCTTTTTTTATGTCCATATTCAAAGATGAAATACAATTATTCAGAGATATACAAGATGAAATTCACGATGTGATTATCAGTTGTATTAAGAAATTTGATTTTGTATTATTGGATTATCAAACAAATAAGCAAATGAATATCAAAGGAGAAACTTCAACAGGTGCTCAAATTGGTGTTTATCGTGAAAGATATAAAAGGTACAGAATATCCAAAGGTTTGCAGGTTGACCACGTAGATTTGAGATTGACAGGTAAATTTCAATCCACTCTCGAAATAGTAACAGAAAGCGACCAATTCAAAATTGTTGCTCACGTAGATTATGCTGACAAACTTGCAAAACAATTTGGACCCGAAATACTTGGTTTGCAAGAAAAGTACCTATCAGAATTCGTAAATAATTATCTTGTTCCTGAAATCAGGAAAATGATACAAAATAAATTAAGAACAAATGGTTAAGCAATTAAACCCACAAGTGCCAACAGCACAACAGCCGGTTGAAATAGACAAGGCTATTATTGATTTTCAAAATAAGTTCGCAAGTTCATTGCCTTGGTTGACAAACGTATATGGTCGTGCTTATAGATTTATGAGATTAGAAAACGATAAAAGAATTTATTGTCCTGAAATTTACATTGGTATTAAGCAAGGCAAACCACAATACTATCGTGTAACACCTGACAACTTGAAAAAAGGTTCTTGTTTCTTTATTGTAGGCTCGGAAAGAATTATTGATTTTAATGTTAATGCTTCGAACCTTATGGAATATCCTGTTTCGATTATTTTCCAAGTAAACCTTGAAGATATAAATTCAGTATTGTTACAGACTGAAATTTTCACACAGAATTTAATTAAGGAAGTTCGAGATATAATTACCAATCAAATGAATGGTGCTTTTTATGAATTCCAACTTACGAAAATCGAAAGAGAGTTCAGCGAAATTTACAAAGAGTTTTCACTTGATGAATTAAGAAATTTCAATATGGCACCATTGGATAGTTTTAGAGTTAATGGAACGATAAAATTGTATCAGGAATGTTGATTTCATATTGCATACATATTGTACGCATATTGCTTACATAATGCGAACATATTGCTTACAATCGTAGACAAATAAAATAAAAGGAAATAAAAGAAAATAAAATAAAAGAAAATAAAATATGAAAATTGAAATTTTCCTCTTCTGTTTTTTGTTTGGCTATTTATTTATGAATGGCATTATGGTTATTGTAAAAAAATACAACATCATCAAAAAATTAGAAATGTATTCACTTAACAAATCTTACAAATTCTTGTATGAACTTTCAGGTTGCGAATTTTGTATTGAACACCACGTGTCAATTGTTCCTACAATAATTTTGCTTCTAATGAATTATTTCGAATGGTATTTAATATTCATACCTTTTTTGATAGCAAGTTTCTCAAATCTCATAAAAACACATAAAACAAATGAAAACAATAGAATTTAAAAAACACAGAATTGAAATATTTTCTTCAATTGAAGATTTACCCATAAAAAGGTATCAGAAATTCAATAAATTTTTGATGATTGATAATGAAGTAGGTTCGACATTCGAAGATTATGATATTAGAACTCAAAAAGCAATCGAACTTCTTTCTAAAAACCTGAAAGATGAAGCAATAATCGAATTAGAAAATAGAAGACTTGCTGTTTTCAATTCGTACAATGAATATAGTCCGGTTGGTTTTGCATTTGCAATCTTGGTAAAGAAAATTGACGATCAGGAATTTTCAGATTATTCAGATGATGGACTAAATAGAATAATCGAAACACTTGACAAGATTGGATTTAGTTTCAAGGAACTTACTGAAAACGTTCAGGAGATTAAAAAAAAAATAGATGATGCGAAAAAACTTTATTTTCCAAACGCAGAAAGTAAGAGTTCTGAAATAGAAATGAATGGTCTTGTTCTCGCAAGAATGAGAGCACAAATTAATTTGATTGAAAACTTTTGTGAGGAGAATGAAAAAGCATTATTCGAAATTGAAAAAGAAATACTTTTGAAAAACGCTCCGAGAAGTTGGAATGTTTACGTTAAAGGTAATATGGAAATTGAAATGGAAGTAGAATTTGAAAAATACTTAATTGCTGTATCAGAACATACCAACGAAAGTATTGAATCAATGTCTGTATTTCGTTTCGAAACAATGGTAAATTATTTAAAAGAAAAAAATTCTAAAAATGGCTGAAAGTATTATTAAGTACTCGTCTTTAATTGAAGATGATGGTGGTTTTTTAAAATTAGAAAAAGACCTTGAAAACCTGGGGAAGAATCTTACTGCACAGGTAAACACGTGGAAAAAAAGTCTTTCAGTTGTAGATGTTACAGATACAGAACGTATTAAACAAATGGAAACTGAAATTATCAAATTGCGTAAAGCATATGACTTACTTGAAAAGCAAAAGCAAAAAGTAAAAGTTGAAAGAAAAAAAATCAACGAACTTTCAAAGCAAGAATTAATTCTTTTGGAACAAGAACGTAATGCGCAATCCAAAAATAGAGCAGAAGCAAAAGCAATCGCCACTATCAAAAAAAGTCAGGCAGGAAGTATTGAACAATTAAGGGCAAGGTTGGCACTTGTTACAATTGCTTGGTCAAAACTTTCAGAAGAAGAGCGTATTAATTCAGAAAGAGGTAAAAGACTTGTTCAATCAAAACTTGATATTACAGAAGAGTTGAAACGTGAAGAAAGAGCGACAGGCGATGCACGTAGAAATGTTGGTAATTACATTGAAGCAATGAGAGAAGCAATTGCTGAAATGAAAAAAGAAAAGCAATACCTTGTTGAAAAGAATGATGCTTTAAAAGTTGAGCAAAACAAGTTGAAAGAAAACACAGCAGAATACAAATACTATCAAAAAGAAATTGAAAATACTGAAAAAGATATTCAAAGTCTTAATGATAAACTTGGCGAAGCAGATGAAAGTCAAAAGAAAGTTGCTCAATCAACTGATAATTCAACAAAGTTTTTAAAACGAATGGCTATTGCTATCGGTGGATTGTCTGTTTTGCGTACAGGTGCGCAAGTACTTGCTGAATTCGATAAAAATTTAGCCGACCTACAAGCAGTAACAGGTTTGTCAGGAAAAGGATTAGATGATTTAAAAGATAAGTCTATTGAATTTTCAAAAAGATTTGGTACAAGTGCAAGTTCAATTCTTGAAGCGTTTAAGTTAGCAGGTTCAGCACGACCTGAATTGTTAAAGAATAGTTCGGCAATGGCTGACTTAACTGAAAAGGCAATTATACTTTCAAAAGCAAGTGGAGATGATGTACCAACCTCAATTAAAAACTTGACAGGAACTTTATCTGCATTTGATTTACCTGCAAGTAAGGCTTCGGAAGTTATGGACACACTTGCAAATGCTTCTCAATTAGGTGCACAGGAAATTCCATATTTGACAGAAGCATTTACAAAATTTGGTGCAGTTGCTCAAAATGCAGGTGTTAGTGTTGCTGAAAGTGCTTCTGCTGTTGAAATTTTAGGTCAAAAAATTCCTGATGCTTCCACAGCAGGAACAAATATGAAAAACATTTTAATCAAATTACAGATAGCGGCCGCAGACCAAGGAAGAAAATTTCAAGGTCTTTCAAAAGAATTATTAATGTTGAAACCCAAACTTAAAGATGTTACTTTTTTAAGTAAAATGTTTGGTGCTGAAAATATTAATGGTGCTCAAATCTTAATTCAAAACGCTGAACAAGTAGATAAACTTTCAAAAAAATATGGAGAGCAAGGAACAGCATTAAAAATGGCTCAAACCAATATGAAAACGCTTGGAGAGTCTTATAATAAAATGGTTTCATCAATACAGGCTTATTTTCTTGAAAGTGCAAATGGAGTTAACATAACTCAAAAACTTGCAACTGCATTAGAATTTTTTGGAGATAATATTGATAGTATAATAAAAGTTGTTGGAACATTGATAACTTCATTTATAACATATCATACAATATTAAAAGGTAAGGTTATATACGAAATGTTTAAAGCAAGTTCAGGTGTAAAGGATTTTGCTAAAAACATTATGTCTTTAAATCAAAACACAAAAGATGCAACAGAGGCTCAAAAATCAATGGGGAATGCATTAAAAGGTATAGGTTGGACTGCCTTAATAAGTGTTGTAATGGAATTAGGTAGGGCAGTTTTGTATATGGCTATGGGTTGGCAACACGCAGAAGATAAAGCAAAAAGATTCGAGCAAACAATTTCAAAAGCAGAAAAAACTTCTAATAAACTAATTGAAAAGTTAAATAAAAGTGAGAGTAAAAATCTTGCAGAACTTGGAGATTTATTGAATGAAAAGAAAATATCCCAAGCAGAATATAATAAGTTAGTTTTAGAAGAAAAAAACAAAACAAAAGAAACGTTAGTAACTTATATTGATAATGTAAAAAAAAGAAAGAAAGGTTACCAAGAGCAATTGGATTTACTTTTAAAATTAAATAAGGTAAATAAAAATAGTGCAGAAGAAATGAAAGACTCTTGGAAATTAAATTCAAAATTAACAGGAGAAGAGTTTCAAAAATTAAACGATGTAGTAGTTGAAATTGGTAGAAAAAATAAAATTGAGGGTGATGCTTCTTGGGTAACAATGTTAACAGGAGAAAATGATGCCGCTACATATTCACAAGTTATAGACCAACTACAAGCAAGTATTAGTGCAACAAGTAAGAAATTATACATTTACAATGGTGCATTATATGAACAAAATGAAGCGACTAAACGTGCAAAAAGTGATTTGAACGCATTAAATAATGAATTTAATAACAACTCTGATTCATTAGGTAAAAACAATATTGAGTTAAAAGCAAATAATGTTGACCTTGAATCTCAAAATAAACTACTTGAAGAAAATAAAAATTTATTACTTGAAATAGAACAGATTAGAAGTCAGAGGAAAATCAGCAATTTAGATGAAGAAATAAATAATCAGATTGAACAAATAAATAAAAACGCAGAGAATTTTGGTACAATAGACACTTCAAAATTGAATGAATTATTGCAAGAAAAAATGAAATTGCAGGAAGAGTTTTTATTGAAAGAACACAATACTAAAAAGCAAATGTTGATAGATGAAGAAAAAGCAACTATTGATGTAATGAAAGCAGATTTAGATAGACAATACCAAGAAAAAAACACATCTAAACTTTCTGCAAAAGAAAAAGCACAATTAAACATTAACTATCAAAATGAATTAGATAAAATAAACGCGTATGAAGTAGAATTAAAAAAACAAACTGAAATTAAAAAATTAAAATTAGATGAAGAGTATTCTACTGAAAGAGATAAGTTAGCAGAAGATTACGTAAATCAAGTTAAAGGATTTGATGAAGAATTGATGCAGTCACAAAGAAAGTATCTTGACACCATTAAAGAAACTGAACAATTAAAAACTGATGAAAAATTAATAATGCTTGAAAATGCTATCTCTGAACAGGAAGCAATAATTAACAAATCCAATGGAAGAATCAAAAGAAAAGAATTAGAAGCATTAAGAGAACTTTTGAGCGCGAGATATTTATTAATGAGAAAAGCAATTATTGATGAATACGCTTATAAATTATCACAAGTAGAAAAAGGTTCAGCAGAAGAGCAAAAGTTGGAGCAGGAGAAAAGAAATAAATTGCTTGAATTAGATAATAACTACAAAAAACAACTTGAACAAAATGATAAGGATATTTCTGATAGTAGAAAAAAATCTTGGTCAGAATTTACTGAAACTTTCAAAAAAATAATGAGTGAGGTTCTTGACCGGATTGAACAACTTTATCAAAAAGAAGTTCAATTGGCACAAGAAAAAATCACTAAACAAGAAAAGGCAGTAGATGTTCAGCAAGAAAGAGCAATGAATGGACTTTCAAATACACTTGCATTCGAAGAAAAAGAACGTGCAAAAGCAGAAGCGAATAAAATTAAGGCTGAAAAAAGACTTGAAAGAGTTCAGAAAATAAAAGCATTATATTCTTCATATCAATCCTATGCAAGTTCAGGAGATAAAAACGCAATTGGTAAAACTTTACGTGACTTTGCAAAATTAGAAAGCATAACAGCAAGTTTTGGTGATGGTGGTATAGTAAAAGATAAGTTACCAAGCAATGGTATTTTTCAAGGTCAATCACATAAAGGAAACAATGGTGGTATCAAAGTTCTTGTAGAAGGCGACGAAGGTATTTTTTCTACTCGTGAAATGAAAAATTTAGGTCGTGAAAATTTCTATGCGTTGAAAGAATTGGCAGGAAGAGGTTCGTTAAGAAGTGGTTTTTTCAAATCAAAAACGAACAACTTTGTTAAGGCTATGCCTGTACCTGTAAATAATGCAGAATTAATTAATGAAACACGAATGGTTAGAAAAGCAATTGAAAATTTTGAAACACAAAAACTCGATGTCATTACTTACACAAAAGACTTGTTCAAGGTAATTGAAACGACTAAAAAAGATAATTTTATCACAAAAAATATTCACGAAATTAAAAGACCAAGGTTATGACAGGTACAGAAACAAGATTTTTCAGAAATGGATCATTGGTTGATAGTCCGAGAAATTGGAAAGAAATTGAAATTGAATGTAATTGGGAAGACCGAAAAGAAAGTGGGGAGTTAAATCTCCCTACACTTTCATTTGTAGGTCAAGAAGCAACAAACATAAGAAATAGGTTTCAAGATGGACTTTCAGGTGGTGTTGGATTTACAGAGGGTGACGAATTGAAAATACAATTTGGTGATGCATTGAATAGTGTTTTTGAATTTAATGGAATGATTGACTATTCAAGCGACTTGCTTTTTATAGGAGAAAATGAAGTTCGTGTTGAAGTAAAAAAAATGCAAGGATTGGATTGGCTTTCAGAGATTGCAGATGGTTTCAGTTTCGCTTCACTTTATGACGAGGGAATTGTTAAAGATACCGACTTTGTTAAAGTACCTTATGTAATCAATTATGTGCCTGACAATATGCAGGTTATAATGCTTTCAATGTATTCATATATGCTTGGTAAAGAAATTGCTGAAAATTATATGAGAATTGCAGAGGGTATTGCTGAAATTACAAATGCTTCAATACCAAATGTTGGTTTTGGTGTAACTTGGGATATTGGTGACGTGGTTTGGTCTGCACTTAAAGTTGCAATTAAGTTTGCATACACAATTGCTATCGGAGTTGCATTGTACAAAACATTACAGCAATTAATAGAAGAATTATTACCAAAGAAAAGATACCATTTAGGAATGAGTATCAAAAAAATGTTTGAACGTGGTTGCGAGAAATCGAAACTTACATTAAACTCAAACTTGTTAAATTCAATTTCAGATTGGGTGATAATTCCACAGAAATTTGCGAAAGGTGGAGAACCTGCAAATGGTGAGAAAGAAACAGGTTATCCGACAAATTCTGACCCTGTTTACACATTTGGGGATCTGATTAGAGTTGTTTCAAAATGGTTCAATGCAGATTATAAAATTATTGATGGAGTATTTTATTTCGAGCAAGAACGTTCATTCAAAATCAATGCTCAATATGTAATACCACAAACATATACTGACCAAGAAAAATTGCAAAATCATTTAGGTTTCAATACAAACGAATTGAAGTCAAATTATATGGTTAGATATGAATTCGATTTGCAGGACCAAAACACATTGGACAATCAAGATGGAAGAGTTTACCAAGTGATTACAGAACCAATTGTTGTGAAAAATGAAAAGTTAAAAACATTGAAAGGTTTGGAAGAAGTCATCATTCCTTTCTCAATGGGATTAGAAAAAACAACTTTAAACAAAATTGAAAAATTACTTAAAGATTTACTTTCTGTTGCAGACCCTTTAATGAATTTATTTGGTAAGCCGAGTTTGTCTAACAAGATTACAGACCGGTTGAATTGTCTTTCATTGTCAAGTCATTTTTTAAGTATTCCAAAGGTTGTTGTAATGCAAGGTTCAAAACTTGCTAAAAATCAAAGAAGCACACTTTCTGCAAACAAGATTTTTAATAATTACCATTACTCAAATTCATTTGTACCAATTAATAATGAACATAATCAGTGGAAAAAAATACCTGAAAAAACTATTCCTTTTTCAAAGGAACATTTTGTACTTTTGAAGCAAAGCAATTATTGTTTTACCGAAAATGGTCAAGAAGCAAGAATTGATTACCTGAAATGGAACCCGTACAAAGGGATAGCAACGATAAAAGGAAGGGTAAAAGAAATTTATACTAACAATCTTAAAATAAGAGCAGTAGAATGAATTTAGATTGGATAAAAACCTTTAATGAGAGTTGTGCAAAATCATTGCAAGAATTAAATAGTCAGTCAAATGTTTTTTTGGAACAAATGAACAATTTGTCAAATGATGAAAAAGACCCTCAAAAAATAGAAGAAATTGCAAAAGCAAAATCCTTTATGGAAAGATTGTTTTCAAATGCAAAAAGTGGTAATATGAGTGAAGTGTTAAACTTGACAAAAGAAATCGAAAAAACTTATGGCAGTCGTAGTTAAGAACAGAACTTATAAGAACCCATTCAATTCGAGTACAACGAATTTTTTATGTGGTAATGTTGGAACTTTCATTCAACACGAATTTGATGTTGATGTTTCTGTAATGTTTGAAACTTCAATAAGTGAAAGTCTTTCGACACCTGACACAAGTACATTGAAATTAGTTTCAGGAAAAAAATGGAAAGACCTTGGTTTTGATGTTGGGATGTCGATAACAATTGTTACAAGTGGTTATAATGGCACAAGTCCGACAACAGCAACAATGATTGTAAATATAACAGCAATTTACAATGATACTTTATTGCACGATGGAACGTATGATTGTACAATGTACACAGTTGTCCCAGGTACTAATTCTGTAGATACAAGTTTGCGTATCACAAAAGTTGTTATTACTTCAAGTTCTGCATTAGATGCTTGTAACATCAAGTATCAATTGATTAAGAACACCGATAGTCAAAGTGATAGTTTAGTGTCTGTAATTGATGGAACAGAAACAGAGTTACAGGTTTCAGGGTTAAGTACATTAGCAATCAATGATATTAAGTCGTTGACAGGTTTAGGGTATCAATCAGGAATGGCAATTCATTCAGCAGAAATTAAGTACATATCCAATGTTTCAGGAGTTAGAACATATCATTTTACCATTGACTATCTTATCAATGGAATATATGACAATTTAAGTGACTTACAGATACTTCAAAAGCCTGACTATTTAAACGGAACGGAAAGTATGACTGATAGCATATTAGTTAAGTTCTTTCCACAATTGAACAATCCAAATGTTTTCATTCAAAATGATATGTCTTGGACAAGGCAACTTGGGAATGTAGGTTGGATCAATGAAAATTACAATGGTTTGGCTGATACCTTCAATGTTTCAAATGTTTCGTATTCCATTACAGCAGGAAGTGTTTCTTCATTAATCTATAATCAAGAAACAACTATTACTGCAACTATTTCAGGCTTGACAAATCCAAGTGATGCAAATTTGAAATTGTCTTATGGTATTTTATGGGCTACAAGTGATGATACAAAATACAAGTCTAAAAACACGAATTACTTGAAGAATTTAAAAATGAATATCAATGGTAATTCAGGTTTTACAAATAGTGTAGTGAGTGTATCAGCAGGTGCAGATACAACACTAAAGCAAGGTTACTCAATAGATAATGCAAGAATTGATGTTACAAGTGTTGATTTTTCAGTTTCAGGTTCTGATATCATAATGACTTTAAAAGTTATTTGTACGCAAGATTTTCAAGATTATTTAGAAGAAAATCCTGACGATGCTAATTATCTTATTTGGTTGTCAATTGGAGACCAATCATTGAACGTAAATGAAAGCAATCGAGTAACGAAAGTAATTGATATAAATTCGTTTGAAGAGTATGTAACTCCTGCAGGTGCGTTTCCAAATTTTAGCACGAATTTTTTAAGGCACCCTCATAATCTTTTTTCTATTGGTTCAGACACTTTAAGTTCTAATATTGAAGATGATGTTTTAGCAAAACATAGAATAGCAATTCAAACAGTTTTTGACCCGTTTTTCATTGAGGAGATTAGTTTTAAATTTGAAGTTGAAAATACAAGTGATGGAAGAATTTTTGAGTTAGAAAAAAATTCAGTAAATGTTTCTTCTTATCCTGTTGTTTCGGGAGTTCAAGAGATAAATTACACAGGAAGCAGGGGGTTTAAGTTGGCTTCAACTAATGAAAAAAACTTAATAAGTGTAGTTAGAGATAGTGTAACAGATCACGATGATTTCAAATATTACAATTTGTTTTATGGCTTCAAAATACGTTGGGAAGATTGGATTGAAAGATTAGGTGTACCTACTGATTTTTACGATACAACAAAAGGAAAGAATGGTTTTAATAACGATTGGTATGATTATTTTACAAAAAGTGGTTGGAATATATACTATTCAGTTTATTTAAAAGGAATAAAAAATGGAAAAGAAATTGAATATAGAAATAGAATACCATTTATTGTTAGAGATTATGATAGTAACCCAAACTTAACGAAAGTTATAAATACTTATCGAAATTCAGACGATACTTTATTGATTAATGGTTCAGATTGTATTATTTTAAATAATGAATTAACAAGAATAGAAGTCGAATATGAATTAATTTCGGGTGTTTTTTCACAAGATGAATATGGAACAATTTGTATTCAAGTAGAAAATGGAGCAGGTGAAATGAAATTTAGACAACTTTCAACAGAGGTTGTTTCTGAAATAGATTGTCCATTGTTACCTTTGTCAGGAGAAACTTATTGTAACATTTCTTATCCTGCACCAAACAAATGTGTTTTGAAATGTTTAGTAGATAGTTCAAAACTTGAAGATGCAACTGATTATGTCATTTCATCAAAATTAGGTTGTAGGCAAATTGTCATTGATGGATTTGTATATACAACAAATGTTAATATTTATAACACTAACGAAACAAATTTAATACCTGCATAAAATGGGAGAACAATTAAAAGAACAGACCCTTTACAATTCAAGTGAGTTTAATTTGAAAAACTTAATTTGGGTTGACACATACGTTTCAGGAACGGAAGGTCCAACAGGAACGTATGCTTCAAGAAGAATGAGAGTTGAAGATTTCTTAAATGACTTACAAGGAAATTTGAATTTTTCGACAGGTGAATTTACATTCAAAAACACAACAGGTTCAACAATTGATATTGGTGCAATCTGTGTTATTGATAATATTGATACAGGTGTTATAACCGTGAAAGGTTTTGATAGAACTGAAATAAGTTTGTCACAAATTTACGTATCAAAAGAAATATTGTTAGATGGTGAGACAGGTACTTTCATTCAAGAGGGAATGATTAGTGGTATAGATACAACAGGTTTTTCAGTAGGTGACGTTCTGTTTTGGGATGGTAGTGATTTAACAACCACACAGACTTCTGTTACTATTTTTGCAGGTGTTGTTATGGCTTCTGATGTAAATGGTTTGATTTACTTTTCACCTTGCAATGATTATTCAATTGTTAAAGGTTCTACAGGTCAAGTCGCATTGTTTGTTGGAACAGACCAAATTCAATCTAATTCACATTTTACATTTGTTGATAACGCAGGGACAGAGGTTGGATATCGTGTTGAAGATGATTTGAATAACTTGTTGCAAATAGGTGTTTCTTATATCAATTTAGAAACAGAGGGTTCAGCACAAGATAATTTGTTTAGAATGGCAAATTGGTCAAACTCTTATACAAATGCAATTTCATTCAGAAAAGCAAGAGGAACAAAAGCAAGTCCGACACAAGTATTAAATGGTGATATTCTTGGTCAAATACTTGGTGCAGGTCAACATGATTCAGGTGAAGGAACAACAACTTTTGAAGCAAAAATTGTAGCAAAAAATGATTATGTAATTGATAATAGTACTCCTTGGTTTTTAGAAAGAAATGCTTTAACGGAACTACAAATATGGTTAGCAAGTAGTATTGATGGTTCTATTACTGCACCATTCCCTAACAATTTGGTTTTTTCAGTAGATGGTGATGGAGTTGTAAAATTTAAAAATTATGAATTCCCAATTGCAGATGGCACTGCAGGTCAAGGATTGAAAACAGATGGTGTTGGAAATTTATCATGGGTAAATATTATTGATGGTTTATTTACATATTATGGTGCAGGTTATGGAGAAATACCTTTTGCAAGTGCTTCAAAAAGTTTAACTTCTGTGAATTATTTTTACTTCATTACTACACAGCAATTATTGAGAATTGGAAATAATAATGGTCAGGATGTTCAAATTAGTGCTGATGGTATTTTCTTGTCAAGAAATAGTCAAATACAAGAAGTAAGAAATGTTTATTCAAATACTCAAAATGCAAAAATCATATTAAATAGAAAAAGAGGTAGTCACACAGCAGAATTAAATTTATTATTAGATGATATTATTGGTCAATTATTGTTTCAAACAAATGATGGAACAAGTAATGCAGGTGTAGAATTAAGAGGTAGAGCAACAGAAGACCACACAACAGGAAGCATTGGTGCTGAATTAATTTTTTATATAACTGAAAATGGAACAAGCACAAAAAAAATAGGTTTAAGATTACTAAACAATGGCTCTGTTACAATAAACGAGACTTATACATTGCCAAACACAGATGGTTCATTAGGTCAAGTTTTAGTGACTGATGGCGCAGGAAATGTTAATTGGGGAAGTTCAATTAAATCATTTGGCTCAAAAATAGATGGTGGTATTGTATCAAACACTTTGACTTTTGATTGTGAAAACGGAATAACTCAATTATTTGACTTACAAGCTTCAACAGGTGATTCAAATTTAGTTATATCAAATGCAACAGAAGGAGTAACCTATACATTGGTTGTTATTCAAGGTTCAGGTGCTTATGATTTAACATTTCCAACAGGTTGGTGGATTAATGATACTGCTTTTGATTTTACTACATTATCAAATGACGAAAGAGCATTGGTAACTTTGACCTACTTGGATTCTACTTGGTATTTTAGTGCTAAAAAACTAACTAACGTATAATGATACATAATACTTTACCTGGAATGATAGGACAAAGGTTGCTTGTAGAGAGCAACTCTTGTCCTTATAGTGTTTATGATGTAACACAACAATTAGGTAGTTTATACACAACATCAGGTGTTAAACCTGCAAATGGTTTGTATAATTATTCTATCAATGCAAATATATACTCTCCAAGTTTATTTGGTTCTGCTGAATGTCAAATAACTGGCTTACAAGTAAAAGTACAATCATATACAATTCCCTATACTTACAACAATCAAGAAATATGGATAGGTGTAGTAAGCAACTCTTCATTTCCTTCTGCCACCCCAAATACAGATTTTAGCGACTTAAACTTTATTGAACCTTTAGTTCAAGTAAAAGGCTCTTTCTCATTCAACATTACATCAAATGGTATTTGGTACACATTTAACTTTGATACTCCATATTGTTATGACGGTAGTCATAATTTATTAGTTGTATGGAAAAATAATGATGGAAGTTGGCAAAGTGGTTATGGAAATGCAGATGTTGCAAATATAGTTTCAAAATCAATGTATGCTGGATGGGATGTTACTCAACCTGCAACAGGAACAAGAGATAATTACCCTCTATTGATTAAGTTGCAAACAATGATTAACAACTTGTATTCAATGGGTAAACAAGTTTATGCATTAAGAACAGTAGTACCTAATTATAGTAGTAATCTAATCAGAGTGAGAAGAAGTTCTGACAACTCACTTCAAGATATTGGTGCAGATGTTAATGGTAATTTAGATACAACTGCTTTATTAGCATTTGTTGGGGCTAATGACGGATTTGTTCAGACTTGGTACGATCAATCTCCTAATGGTTTAGACAGGGTTCAAAATACATCTGCAAATCAGCCTAAAATAGTTTCTGCAGGTGTTGTAGTAACAGATCCTAACAACGGATTACCTGCTGTTTATTTTGATGGTGTAAATGATTATTTTGGTTCAGTTTCTCAAACTTGGTCAGCACCATACACAGTCATATCAGTAGCTTCATTAGACCCTTCTTATTCTAAGACTGCTGAATACAATTTATACGGAGGTCCTTCTACTTATTATGCTAAAGGAGGCGTTAAAGCAAATAAATATCACGTTAATAATTCAAGTAGTGCTACTGGACTTACATCATTGGTTAATGCTAATAGTGATTGTCATTTAATGTCATCTGTATTTAATTCATCAACAGCAATTTCAAGAACAGATGGGTATGAAGATATGAATGGTTCTTTAACACACGTAAATTCTACTTATACGTTTTTAGGAAAAGGTTATTCAACTAATTATTGGTTCGGTTACATACAAGAGTTTTTATACTTTGACCAAGATTTAACAACAAACCTACCTACATTTGAAAGTTTAATTGGAACTGCTTATGGTATTTCTTTACCTTATGTTCCAGGTTTATATGATGATTGTGATTTAGGTTTATCAATGTTTAAACTTAACCCATTATACACAGGTGCTTGTTTAAGAGTTAGAAGAAGTGATAATGCTGAACAAGATATTAATTTTGATGTTAATGGGTACTTAGACACAGATTCATTACTTTCATTTGTTGGAGCAGGTGATGGATTTATAGTTAATTGGTATGAACAATTCTATGGAATAAATTTTACACAAGCAAATCCTGCAAATCAGCCTAAAATAGTTTCAAGTGGAACATTGATAACAAGAAATGGAATAGCAACTATTGAATTTGCGTCTACTAAGTATTTCACAATGACACAAATTAGTATGACTAATGACTTTACTTGGTGGATGACGTATGAAAAAGATACAACAGCAAATAGAACTTTAGGTTATGTGAACGGTAGTAACTGGTTTGCTTCAGATTATAACACATCATTAAACATTGATAAAGGAACAGCGTTAAGTGCTTCTTTACCTGCTAATGAAACAATGTTATTGAATAACTTATACGATTATCAAGGAACACAAGCTTTGTATAAAAATGGAACTTTAGTAGCAAGTAAAGCTCAAGGTTGGGTTGCAGGTGCTCTTGTAGCGACAATGAATTCTTTTCCAGCTTCGGTTGCAAATGGTGGGACAATTTGGTTAAATGAATTTGTTCTATTCAAATCAACAAAAACAGTAGACCAAGCAACTTTAGAATTGGATATAAAAACAAGAAATAATATTTATTAAGATGATAGATAAATTAGCTTTAGAAAATGATTTAGGTCTGTATGGTAATGTTGTTTATTGTGATTATAATAATTCTGAAAACTCATCATTTGTAGTTGTTTTAAGTAATGTAACAACAGACCAGTTAACATTAGATAATATAACAAGTTTTTACATTAATATTGAATTTTTAAATAATGTGCCAAGTACTTTTGAATATGGTGTGTATAAAATTCAGTATGATAATTTCCCAAATAATTAATTATGGCAGGAGCATATTTACCATTAGAAGTTGCAGACTACAATTGTGACATAGAAGAAAGAACAAAAGCGAAAGCAAAAAGAATTAAGATTCCTGACGTACCGACACAAATTGACAAAGGATTCAAAGAGTGTTGTTACAAAAATGTTGTATTTGGGGATCTGAATTCAAGCGAAGATTATAAAAACGATTTCACAGGTTTCTTTTATGAAAGACAAGGTTCAAGTGATTTCGCAGTTTATAAATTGAAAAAAGTCGATACAAACATCACTTACACAATTTCAGATGATACATACGGAACGTATAAGCCAATAGGAAGCATTTCAAGCAACTTAAACTTATCTTACTTTATCGCACAATGGAAAAAGGTTTTAACATTGTTAGGAGAGGGGAATTATCAAATTATAAAAAGTGTAACGATTGCAGGTGTATCGGTAGATATTCCTTCAAACAATTTTATCCTTGAACAATTTTCGATTGAACGAGCAAATGGAACCACAAGAATTGACAGCACTCACAATGGTAGAATGTTGGCTTATGGAGTTGACTTCAAAAATTCAGGTTTCAAAACAAGTTTAAGAACAAGAGGTTTCTTTGGAAATAATGACCCTGTTTATACACAGGAAAATTTGATTTACTCAAATAACGAAAAATCAGAACAAGCTTCAATTCAAAAAGATGATAAGTATGTTTTTCAAATGGTACAAGTACCTGAATGTATTACAACAGAGTTTTTCAACTTTAATTTACTTGGAAATGAACTATTCATTTCTGACTATAATAAGAACAATCATTCTTACGAATTGAAATTAATTCCTGTTATTTTTCAAGATAATTCAGGAACAAAATACGGTTCATATACGAGAAAAGCAGTAATTAATCTTACCTTTGAAAACAGGTACAAAGTTTCAAGGAATATTAATTATTAATTCAAAAAAAGTGAAATATTATTTAATTTCATATTGTAAGTATTTGGCAGTTCTATTGGTTGCGTTTTTTACTCCGATATTGCAAGAATTTTGGTTTGTTGCAATACTTGTAATTGTTGATACAATCACAGGTGTAATGAAAGCAGGAAAAGAAGATATAAATAATATCTTTTCAACAAGAATGTGGCGATTTATACCAAAATTGATTTTTTATTTTTTATTGGTCATTGTTGCGTATTCTTGTGAAAAATATGTTGAGCCAAATGTTCCATTTACAAAACTTTCATTGATAGGAATGAGTTTTATAGAAATAAAATCAATAGATGAAAACTTTAAAGAATTGTTTGGTTTTTCATTTTTAAATAAAGTTTTTGAGGGAGTAAAATCAATTAATAACATAAAAAGAAAAGGTGATGAAATTTAAAGAATTAGAAGACAGATGGTATGCAGAAAGTCCTGAATTTTGGAAAAAAATGCAAAAAGCAGGAATAGCTATTGGTGGTATAGGTGCAGTATTGGCAACAGGTGCAATTGGTGTTATTACATTACCTGCAAGTTTAGTGACAATAGGTGGTTATATGGTTGCAGTAGGTTCTGTGACTTCATTATTAAGTAAATTAACAAAGAAAGATGGACAAGATAACAATTGATAGAATTAAACAGGCACACCCTGTTATTCGTAAGCAGTTATTAGCTGATTACATTGAAGCAAATAACTTACTTGGTAAAGGGGTTAGATTGAGATTTGCGTATGTTTATCGTACACCTGCAGAACAGGACAAATTGTTTAAGCAAAGACCAAAGGTTACGAATGCAAAAGGGTTTCAATCAATTCACAACTATGGTTTGGCATTTGATATTGTTTTGCTTTACGACAACAATGGTGATGGAGTTTTTGAAGAAGCATCTTGGAATTTAGCAAAAGATGGTGACAAAGATAGAAAGGCTGATTGGAAAGAAATAATTGATTTCTTTCAAAAGAAAGGCTATGAGTGGGGTGGTAGTTGGAAGAATTTCAAAGATATTCCACATTTCCAAAAAGTTTTTAATCACACATGGCAAAGTCTTAAAGTAAAACTTGACAAAGGTGAAATTATTGAAGATGGTGGTATCAAATATCCAAAACTTTAATATATTTGTGAAGCGTTCACCAATGCTTATTTATAGCCATGTTAGAAGAGTGCAGGTATTCCCTGCACTTTTTTATTTTAAAAGAATTTTATGGATCAAAAGATAAATCAAAATATTGCAGAAAGGTTAGAATATTTCAACCGATTACAAGAACAGGATGAAGATGAAAAATTAAAAAAAGTAGAAGAAAATAATGAAGATGAATAATTTTTTCTATTTTTGAATGCTTCATTTACATTCTTGTCGGTAATTTTAGCAATTGTTGTTTAAAAAGGGGTTGAAAAATCCCTTTTTTTTATATCTATGAAATTAGAAGAATTAATAAGAGAAATAAGGAAAATAAATGAGTTTCCTAATACTAACTTCAAATGGGGAAAGGTTAATGACCCACAGAAGTTCATTTCATTAAATATATCGTATTTACAAGCTAATTCAGGAAAAAAAATATTTTTACCTTACTATCAAAGACTTTTAGAATTTTACAAGGCTAATAAATAAATTTATTTACATTTTTTAATCATTTTTATTGTTAATTAAAATATATTATTTAACTTTACAAGAAATTAATATATAAAACAACAAAAAAATGAAAGCAATTTTACCTGAATTCAAGTTAGTTTATAAAACAAACGAAGAAATTGTAAAAGAAAAAATAAATAGTCCTCAAACTTGTGCGGAAGTTCTTAAAAGAATGTTTGATAAAGATACAATTGAATATTCAGAGGAAGCAATTTTATTGATACTTAATAGAGCAAATGAAACAATTGGTTGGTATAAAATTTCAGCAGGTGGAACAGCCGCTGTGATAATGGATGTAAAAAAAATCTTTGCAGTTGCATTAAAGGCAGGTGGTCATTCGATAATTTTAGCACACAATCACCCAAGTGGAAATTTAACTCCAAGTAATGAAGATATTGAGTTTACAAAAAAAGTGAAACAAGCAGGTGAAATTTTAGATATTCAGTTGTTGGATCACTTAATAATCACAAAGAATGATTATTGTTCAATCTTTGCAAATGGTTACATTTAATTAAAAAAAAGAAGTTATGGAATTTGACAAAATTTATCTTATCGATGTTCCTGAAAAAAAAATCAAGAGAGCATTTTTATTAAAGGACCTTGCTATTTTAGAAGCATTGAAACTCAAAATTGAATTAGATAAAATTCAAGAGATTGATTTTAACGAAACAGATGATTTAGATTACGATAGAGATGCAAGAGGTCAGGAAATAACAATTTTGCATAATTATGGTGAATTTAAAATTGGTGTAAACACAACTATCGAAACAGATAGTCATATTACAGGTTATTCTTATTCACGAGAAGATATTATTGAAACAACGTATCAATACCACGAAGTAGAAAATTTAGAATGTTACGATGTCGATATTGATGGTTTAGATTTTTCGGAAGAATTTAAAGATAAAATGGATTTATATTCAAAATGGATATGTGAGGAATTAGACCAAATTGAAGATTGAAATTAATTGAATACATATTGTTTACATATTGCATACATATTGAGTACATATTGTATTCATATTGTTAACAATCGTCGACAAAGAAAAGAAAAGAAAATAAAAGAAAATTAAAGAAAATAAAATAAGATAAAAAACAAGTTTTTCCTTTTTTTTTAATTCGTTTGTTTTTTTATTCAATATTTTTATTAATTTTACAAAAAAAATAATTTAAAGATGGCAGAAGTAAACAAAATAAGTCCTGTATCAATTTTAAAATTGGTTATATCAGAGAAAAATTTAAGCCTGAAAACGATGGCTGAAAAATTGAACACTACACAACAAAATTTGTGGAGTAAGACAAATTCAAATTCAATGAAATTGAAAACATTCGTTGATATTTTGGAAGCCTGTGATGAAGAACTTATCATCACATTAAAAAATGGAAATAAGTTCAAATTGGAATTGTAATTTTTAAACACAAGTATATGACAGCAATTGTTAATTCAGAACCGAGAAAGGTTAGAAATTTTGGAGGTAACTTCAATTTGATTATGCGAAAAAATGGTTTGACACCATTCGAGAAAAAACAGCAACAACTTGAAAAGAAACATTTGAAAGCCTATTTGAAAGGTCACAAATTGTTTGACTTTAAGTTCGTGCCTACAATCGCAGGTAAAGGTCAAATGATACCTACAAGAGAAGTTAATGTAATTTATAAATAATCTAAAATAAACAGCAATGAGCACAGAAAATCAAATCGAGAAAATCGCAGGAACGGAAGTAACTTTTATTATTCCTGACACAGAAAGTTTAGGGGTTTTAGACAATATGGAACCTCAATTCAACTTGACAATGAAGTATCGTTCAACTGACGATTGGGCGGTGTTAAAAGACAAGCCTGTAAGATGCTTCTATATGGGAATGAAATCAATTCCAAATGAAAATGGTGAACTTGTAAATTGTGGGGTTTTTGTTTCCAAAACCGAATGCTTCATTTCAGGTCAAATGTTATTGGTAGATGCAATTAAAAACTTGCCACCAAAAACTCCTATCGAAGTTACTTATCTTGGTAAGAACAAAAATAAAAACTCCGATGGTCAAACTTGTACATTTCAAGTAATCAAATTAGGCTAATATGGACTTCGAAGTATTAATGAACGAAATGCAGGAAGAATTCAAGGGTTTGGACTTTCAGACCCTTGATAACTTGCCAAATCCTGAAAAAGAAAAAGAAATTGCTTGGTTGAAAGAACGTAAAGGTAGATTTACAGGTTCGGAAGCAGTTCGCTTAATGGGGTATGAAGATAAATTGGAATTTCCATCAGGAGCATACACATACGCAACAGAGGTTGGGCTTGAATGTGTAACAATAGAAGATGTTTACATAGAAAAAAATCTTGGAAGTGCAGTTGAGTGGGGGAAGAATAAAGAAATCGAAGCCTGTGAAGAATTTATGGAAAAGACAGGTATCAAAGTTGATTTTTATGGTAAAGACCAAATTTTTTCTAAAAAAGGAGAGCATTTTGGAGCAACTTGTGATGGTCATATTCTAAATGAATTAGGTAAGACCGAAGAAACAATTGAAACGAAATGTCCTGATAGCAAAACACATCACTACTATTGGCAAAATGTAACAGCATCGACAATCAAAAAGGAATTGACGAAGTATTATTGGCAAATGCAGACAGGTATGTGGGCAACAGGTGCTAAAAAGTGTTATTTCATTTCGTATGACCCAAGGTTTGTAAGTGAGAAACATAGATTGTTTATTGTTGAAGTTTTACGTAATGAAGAAGACATAAACAAATTCAGAAGAAGATTAGGTCAAGCAATATCCGAAAAAGAAAAAATTATTAATTTTTACAAGTAAATACTTGTTCATTAAAACATTATTTTTAATTTTACAAAAAAAAACAACAATTATGAATTTAAGCAAGAATGAAGTTTCAGTAAAAGAGTTATTGAACGAATCAGAAGGACTTGTACTAATGAAGTACGAGCAAACAGAAAACATTTTACAAGATGTTGTAAAAAAGTTTTCTTCAATCACAGAAGTAACATCTGAAAATTTCGATGAAGCGAAAAAGGCAAGGGCCGAGGTTCGTGAATTTCGTTATTCAATCCAAAATGTTACAAAGCATAATTCAGGAATTTTCAATCAATTGAAAAAATCTGATACAGAACAAGCGAATAAGTTGATTGGAATAATTCAGCCAACAGAAGATTTGCTTGATAATGGTATTAAAGCGATCGAAGAGAAGAAGAAACGTGAGAAAGAAGAGAAAGAACGTAAGGAGCAGGAACGTATCACTTCAATCAGTAAAATGATTGCAGATTACAAAGCATTTTTCGATGTTAAAATTACCATTGGTAAAACGCAGGAAGAACTTGACGAAGTAAACTCAAAATTAGAAGAGTTGAAATCAAAGTTTGATGAATTTATGGAATTTAGATTTGAAGCAGAGGATATTTACGATGAATATTCAGAGAGCAAAGATGTTATCCAAAAACGAATTGACGAAGAAGTTAAGTTGAGAGAGGAACAACGAATTTTGGAAGAGCAAAAGCAACAACAAGAGAAAGAACGATTGGAGTTGGAGAAGCAGAAAAAGGAGTTGGAAGAGCAAAAGGCTGAAATCGAAAAGCAAAAAGCAGAAGCAGAAGCACAATTGAAAAAACAGCAAGAGGAAGCCGAAGCATTACGTAAGAAACAGCAGGAAGAAGAAGAACAAAAACTTGCAGAAGAGAGAGAGAAAATTAAGCAAGAACAAATTCGATTAGTTTCTGAAATTCGAGGTAAGCAACTTGTTGAAAATGGTTTCTCAAAGGTTGAAACAGGTTACGAATTAATTGATAAACTTGGAAACATTTATGAAATTAGAAACGAAAATATTCAGGATCTAAATTCAAATGACGATATGTTTTCTTCATTAATAGTTGATTTTGTTTCCAAATTTAATTCTGCAAATGAGCAATTCGACAAGGAACAAAAAGAATTAGAAAAATCAAAAATTGAGTTCTCTGATGCTCAAAAAGAATTAAGTGAAGTTTGTGATAAAACACAATTCATTCAGACAATTGAAAATGCATTAAATTCAGTTAGTTTTAAATCTGAAAGATTGGTTCAGGATTTTAACTTCCTGCAAGAAGATATTGCACTTGCAATCGACAAATTTTTACAAAAGTATCAGTAATAAATAATTGAAAGGCACTTAAATCAAGTGCCTTTTTTTAAACCTATGTTATAATGGCAGGTAAGAAAAAAAATAACGTAGAATATTTTCCACACTATATTGGAAGAGGTAAGACAATGAATTACATTAAGCAAAAATATGGCAATGATGGTTATGCAACTTACTTTATTCTTTTGGAAGAATTGGCAAATGCAGATTTTCATTTTTTGGACCTTAAAAACGAAGATGGTGAAAATTATTCCCTTGGTTTAATGTATATATCAAACCTTTGTTTGATTGATGAAAATAGATTAGTTCAAATTATTGATGATTTGGTTAAATTCAATGTATTCGATAAGGATCTTTGGAAAAAAAGAGTTCTTTGGTCAAAAAAGTTTTACGATAGTGTTGAAGAAGCATGGAAACGTAGAGAAGAGAAACCTTACGATAAAGAAATGCTTTTATCAATTTACAGCGACTTTAATGAGCCTGAACAACAAATACTATTCGAGAAAGAAGAAATCATTCCTATTGAAGCGAAACAGCCACAAAAAGCGATAACAAAGAGAGAACCCAAAAAGATTGAAGAAAGAAACATTGAATATCCGTGGATCACTGAAACTTTTGTGAGTAAATGGAATATTTGGAAAGAATATAAATTGAAAGAATTTTCTTTCAAGTACAAATCGGTTCATTCAGAACAAATGGCACTAATTGACCTTGCAAAAAAATCAGATGGTATTGAAGAATATGCCTGTATGATGATTGACAAGGCGATTAGCAATGGTTGGAAAGGATTTTTTAAATTAAACAATAATGATTTAGCAAATGGAAAGCAACAATCAGATACAGAAAATGGAAAAGCAAGAACTGTCTCCAATGATTACTTGGAAAGAGTTTTTAACGAATTACAATCCTAAAAATTGTATGAGATTATTTGCAGGAGTTACTTCAATCGAGAAGTCAATATCCCAAAATAGTCCTTTTTTATTTCAGGTTTGTAAAGAACAAGGAACAGAGAAAACCGAAGCATATTTAAAACTTTGGTTGATTAATCTTAACGAAAGTCTTAATTTAAAAAGACCATTGAGTGAAGATCAAATTGATGAAACTGCATTCAATATCGTTCAGGACTATAAAAATTTAACAATATCCGATATAAACTTGATTTTTACAAGAGCAAAAAAAGGGTTTTATGGAGAATTTTACGAAAGTATTTCAATGTCAAAAATTATGTCTTTTTTCAATAAATATTTCGAAGAACGAATGGTTACTTATGCAGAAATGTATAGGAATAGACATTCAAAAATTGTTGCTGAAAGTAATAAGCAACGAAGTATTCAGGTTCATGAACAAAGGTCAAAAGAACAAGGTTACGTTGAATTTAGTCATAAGTTAGCATTAGATAATTTCACAAAAGGTTTGAAAAATGATTAATACAAGAAAGTTTAAAAAGAGATTAATATCTGTCAATTTAAGAAAGGAATATTACAAGTATTTAAAGAGAAAAAAAGTTTCTAAATACTTGAAGTTTAAAATTAAAAATGATCCTGACTTAAAGAAGTTGATTAAAGATTTAAAATACTTTGAAGAGGAAGTTTTAGATGTGTTGTTTTATGGTTCACCCGAAACAACAAGAGAAGCAATAGTGCTAATTAATAGTTATTACGATTTAGAATATCGTGCAGTAAATTTAGAGAGAAAGGTTTACGTATTAGGCAAGTCAAATAAAGACAAAGCCTATGGAAGTAAAAATGTATGAGAATTGCAAATTATATATTCTCAAAAAAACAGGAATTGAAGAAATCAAGCCGGAATTAGTCCAGGTGATTTTTGAAAACAACAAAGCAATTTACAAATTAAAAAATGGTTCTGCAGATGAAATAATAGTTCAGGCTTACAATCACAAATTTGCGAGTAGTAAGATGCTAACCATTTTGCAAAAAAGACGAGAAAAAAAATGATTGATGAAATAAATCAAATAATTGAATGGTATGCCACACTTCCTGTTGGTTACAATGATGTAAATGAATTGATGTACGCTCGACAAAGATTGACAGGTTATTTGTTTAATTACGCAACAGAACTTGGATCTTTGCGAAAAGATTGGAACAAGGCACAATCAGTTACAGAAAACGCGAGGTCTAAAATTCAAGCAAGAGAATTACACCAAGGAATAGGTAAGGCTGAAATATTCGCAAAGGCAAATACTTCGCGAGAATTTAAAATTGAAAAAGAATTAGAGGGTGCTTATTTTTCTCATAGGGAAAATGTAGAAGCAATGAAAGAAGTTTTGAACTCGCTTAATCAGTCAATTGCAATTGCAAGAGATGAATTTGCACGTAAACAATATCAAAATGGTTGACCCAATTGAGTTAGTAAAAAATAGAAAATCAATGGTTGAAGATATGACTGACAAGTATGGTTATATCTTCTGCCAAAGATGTAAGATGTCTAAAACAAATTACAAGTTTGAAGTTCACCACATAATGTTTAGGAGCAGGTTTCCAAAGCACCCACTACTTCATTCAAAAATTAATTTGATTGTAGTTTGTTCAAGTTGTCATAGTACATTACACAATCGAAATGGTGAGAATAACAAATTGATAGAAGAACGAAATTTAAAGGAATTATTCAAAATTTAAAACAATTAGTTTTTATTTAAAATAAAATACCTATATTTACAAAAACTTTAATACAAATAAAATGGCAAAAGCAAAGTTTAAAATCGGTGACATATATGCTCCCGAACTAATGAGTTTAAATTCATTAGAAAAACGTGACGTAATGGAAAGTGTTGCGTACAAAGTATCTGACGAGGGATATTCAAAAATTCTTACAGAAAGTGATTTAATCGAAAAGAAAGATGAACTTTCGGAAGTAGTGATGGAAATTTCTGAAATTGAAGAAAGAAAGAAAATCACAATGAATGACTTCAAGAAGCAGTTGGAAGTTCCTTTGGAAACAAAAAAGGAATTACTTCAAGCAATCCGTTCAAAGACTGAATTCAGACAAGGTATTGTATTCTATGTTGACGACCAAGATGCAAACAAAATGTATATTTTCGATGAATTTGGAGAATGTATCGATGTTCGTCAATTAAGAAAAGACGAAAGACAAGTTAAAATTAAAATGCTAAAAACAGGAACAGATGAATAATCAAGAAAATCAAGAAATCGTTAAGGAAATGTTAGAAAAAGGAATTTCCGAAGTAGTTATTAGAACAGGTTCAGCATTGGAATTAAAAAATCCTGACCCAATTTTTATCAAAGGTGCTATTGATGCACCAAGTAGATTTGTTGCAAAAAGAAATCATACTTTTGAAAAAGACAAATCACACGCATTAGTAAATAGACAGGAAAAATCAATTCTTTTAGTTGTTAATGAAACTGATGTTTTAAATCGTGTTAAAATTTCAGGAGCAATTGAAATTTCAAGAGATTTTGAAAAACTTGGTATCAATTCAGGCAAGCAATACAAACCACAAGAATTGAGTAAAACATTAAAAATGTTGAAGTCTTATTTTCCAAACATTGTTGAGTATTCAAAAGTTGTACAAGCATTGAAAAATTTGAATGCGAAAGTATCAAAGGATATGCAGGACCTAAACGATGAAAGAGGTAATACGACAAAAAGTATGATACAAGTTGTCGAAAGTAATTGTCCTGAAAATTTCACAATGAAATTACCATTATTCAAAGGTAATTATGAAAATGTGGAAATTGAGGTTGAGATACTTTTAGAAGTAGTATCAAGTGAAATTTATTGCTATTTGGAAAGTGTAAATGCACAAATGACAATGGATCAAATTTCAACTGAATTAATTGATGTTGAAATTAAGAAAATTGAAGAGTTCACTACAATCATTGAAATATAATGAAATCGTTGAATATGGTAACTTTAATCGGTATCTGTGGAAAGGATGCCGATTTTAGACAAAACGAAAACAATAAAAGTGCAAGTTTCAACCTGGCAACTTCTGAAAGTTACCAAACCAAAGATGGTGAAAAAGTTGAAAAAACAACTTGGCATAGAATTGTAGGTTTTGGTTATAAAGCAGATTATTGTCAAAAGTGGATAAAGAAAGGTTGTAGAGTAGCAATAACAGGAAAAATTCGTAATCGAGAATATGAAGAAAATGGAATTAAAAAATTCATTTCTGAAATATTAATTGACGAAGTTTTATTGTTATCACAGCCACAAGGAAGTAACAATAATCAACCTGCACCTGCAGAACCAACAACAACAACAACAACAAAAAGCGAAGAAGAAGATTTACCATTTTAAGTATGACACTTTATGAATTACTTGGCATTAATGAAAATGCAAATGAAAAAGAAATCACAAATGCTTACAGAAGTTTAGCAAAAATTTATCACCCTGATATGGAAAGTGGAAACAAAGAAAAATTCATCAAAGTACAAAGTGCCTATGAAACATTGATTGACCCAAATAGAAGAAGTCAATATGATAAGTCAGGCAAAATTTACGATGTTGACTTTTGGAATAGATTTGAAGACTTTACTAAAGAAGTAATAATGAGAATTATTATGAAGTCGGATATTGAGAAGAAGAACTTAATCACTTTGATTGTGTCTGAAATCAATGTCGAAAGAAATCAACTTAAAGTATCAGGAAGTTTGATAAAAGCAAAAATTAATAAACTGAAAGAAGTAGAACGCAGATTAATTTTTAATAAGTTTTCTGACAAAATTTTAATCGAAAGCATTAAGAAATGCATGCTTGAAGAAAACAGAAAACTTGGTGAAATAAATTTTGATATAAACTTTCTTAATTCCTGCCAAGAAATCGTGCAGGGTTACGATTATAACTTTAGATAATGGATTTAGTTAAATTACAGCACAAAGTTCACGAGAACGCAAAAAACAAAGGTTTTTGGGATAAAGAACACAACTTTGGAAATGATTTAATGTTAATTGTTGGAGAACTTGGAGAGTGTTCGGAAGCACACCGAAAAAATGAGTTTGCAAATCTCGAAGCATTTGAAAAAGAGATTAACGATGATAATTCGACAATGACTTATGAAGAAGCATTTAGATGTTACGTTAAAGACACAGTTGAAGATGAACTTGCTGATGCTTTAATTAGAATTTTAGATTGTGCAAAAGGTTGGAATATCGACTTGGAAAAACACGTCTTATACAAGATGAAATTCAATGAAAGCAGAGAGAAACTTCATGGAAAAAAATATTAAAATTCATTACCTTTTAACCACTTGTATATAGGGTTAAAAAGTAATTAAAAATGTTAACCTTTTAACCGCTTGTATATATGGTTAAAAGGTTAACAATTATTCAAACAACAATTCATAAAAAATGTACGCAGTAATAGATATTGAAACAGGTGGGTTTGCTCACAAGAAAAATGCAATTTGCGAAGTTGCAGTTATAATTGCAGATAAAGACAAAAACGAAATTGATAGATACCATTGTTTTATTAAGCCATACAACGTCAAAAGAGAAGATGGCGAACTATTTTCTTACAAAGAAGATGCAATGAACGTAAATGGTCTTACAATTGAATTTTTAGAGGAAAATGGTATTGATATAGAAATTGCTTTCAATGAAATAAAAAACCTCATCATTAAGCATAGAGCAAGAAATTCTGTATGTCACAATAAAGATTTTGATATGAAATTTATGAATTTCTATTTCGATATGTTTTGTGAAAATTTCAGGTTCGAGAAAGAATTGTGTACAATGAAAGAAAGTAAGAATGTAGTTAAATTATCTTCATATAGTCTTGGATCATTGTGTGAACATTTTGAAATTGTAAACGAAAATGCCCATTCAGGAATTAGTGATGCAATTGCAACTTTGGAGTTATTCAAACGATTGTAAATAAATTTATTTATTTTTTTTACTAAATTTATTGTTAATTAAAATAAAATAATTAAATTTACAAGAAATTATTTTAATTTAATAACTATGAAAAAATTAGTTTTTGTTTCTTTGATTTTCATTTCAGCAGGTAAGCATACCGAGTTCAAAGCAACTTGGTATGGTAAACCTTTTCACGGAAGACTAACAAGGTCAGGTGAAATTTACGACATGAATAAAATGACTTGTGCTACTAAATGGTTCCCATTAGGAACAAGGTTAAAAGTAATTAATCCTGAAAACAAGAAATACGTAATTGTTAAGGTGAATGACACAAAAAAATACAACAACACATTGTTAGATTTGTCAAAAAAAGCATTCAGTAAATTGAGTGATTTGGAAGTAGGTGTAATCAATGTAAAAGTTGTAAAATTAAAATAATGAAAAGTAAGTGTCACAAATAATTAAAGTAAGTGTTTAAATGTGGTTATAAATAATAAATAAGTAATGGTAAAAGTATATTTTGAAACAACAAAAAATTCATACGCAGAATTGTATGCAATTTTTAATAATGAAACAGATTACGTTTCATTGTTACCTGAAATTAAAAAAATTCAAAAAGAACGTGGTTTTGATATTTTAACAGAAGTAGTAACAGAAGTTAGTCTTGAAGAATTTCAAGCGAAAATGCTTGTATTTTACGATGAATTAATAAAGTTTAAAACAATCGTAAATGAAAAGCAAATTGAAGATATCATCAAGAAGTACGATGATATTCACGAAGAAGTAATTGATGTTTCAAATTACAGATTCAATGAAGATTGTGTTTGGTTCAAAAAGGATCAGATTGTTTCAATAGTTGAGATATTGAAATATTTCAATTTAGATGGATTACAAGCATTAAAAGAAAGTAAAACAATAGTGTTATTATAACGGTATCGGGCTAAGAGAAGTAAAAACAACAGAAGGGAAGGCTTCTGAATTTATAAACTAAAAAAAATTAATAAAATGGCTAAAAAAGCAAACAAGGTTGAAGAACCAAAAGAGGCAAAAATTATTGCTACAAAAAAATGGACTATCGAAATGAATTTTTACGATGACGGTTCACAAAGATTAACGAGAACAAACGAAGGCTTTAATCCTTATGAATTGCTTGGACTATCCTTTAAATCACAAATGGAAATATTAGACCAAATTAGTGGCAAAATAAAGCCTACTGTTACTGAAAGGATTTGTAAGTAGTACACAGGCGGGCTGGGTTGTTTTTATTTCTTCTTAGCCCGTGTTATAAGGCGAAGCGAACCGTTGGCTTTTCGCCAATGGCTTATAACGTTTTGCGTATATGAGAAGTGGCACTTGTAGAATGTTGAAATTAAGCACAAATGTTTCTGTGCCATTTCTGATATACGCTGTTAGCGGTAGTACGGATTTAAACCACAAATGCTCATTTGGAGAACTGAACTTTTTTCTTTTCTTTTTTTTTGAGCGAGGGCAAAATAAAAATATAATATGGAAAAAATAATTTATGGTGATTGCTTAACCGAAATGAAGCAGATAGAAAGTGGAAGTGTAGATTTAATTCTAACTGACCCACCCTACAATATAGCAAGGAAAAATAATTTTCACACTATGGGTAGAGCAGGAATTGACTTTGGAGAGTGGGATAAAGGATTTGATTTATTTTCATACATTGATGAGATACCAAGAATATTATCAAAAAATGGTAGTGTTATTATTTTTAATGATTGGAAAAATGTCGGAGAAATCGCAAGGTATTGTGAAAGTGTAGGACTTGAAATTAAAGATATGCTTCGTTGGGTAAAATCAAATCCAATGCCAAGAAATAGAGATAGGAGATATATTACTGATTATGAAACTGCTATTTGGTGTGTAAATAAAAACGCTAAATGGATTTTTAACCGACAAGATGAAGCATATCAAAGACCTGAATTTAAAGGCTCATTGACACCTCAAAGTGAAAAGACAGAACATACAACACAAAAGCCACTTTGGTTAATGAAAGACATTTTAAAGATACATTCAAACGAAGGAGATACTGTACTTGATATGTTTGCAGGAAGCGGAACAACAGGTATTGCTTGTATGGAAATGAACCGAAACTTTATCATGATTGAGAAAGATGAAAATTATTTTTCCATTATTAAAAAAAGGGTGGAAGAAAAAAGAAAAGAAAAAGATTTAACGCAGAAAACTTTATTCGGAAATGGAATGTAGTATTACTGCTAACGTTTTCCAAATATATGCAGTACGAATTTAAAAACGATAATTATGAATAAACAACAAAACTTAGTGAAAAAATTTGCCGTTGGGGATGTATTAATTTCTGACATGTTTAAAAATTGTGAAAATGTACCTTACATATTTAAAACACATAAAGTTGATAATGACTTTGGGGTGGTTTATTATAGGTACAAAGGAAGGGAAGATACTATTGGTTTATCCTATGTGCGTAAGGCAAATTTTTTAGAACGTATTTTCGGGTGGCTACGAAACTAAGTATTGCATATATTTGGTGTTATAGCATCGTTTTAATGTGCTATAACGTTTTGCAACTATACGCACCTAAACAAAGTACGTAATTGCGTATAGATGCTGTTATGTATCAGTATGGCGAGTTAAACAAAAAAACTAAAATAGAGTATAAATTTAAAAAGAAAAGAGCGATGGAAGAATTAGCACAAAGAAATTTAGCAATATTATCAAGTGATAAATCTAAACCAAATCAACTAATTGAATTAGTAGAATTAAATCAAGAAATAGCTGTAAAATTCGGTAGATTTCTATTAAAAGAAGCTACTCATAAATGGGATAAAGATGTACTTCTTTGTTGGCAAGTGAAAAATAAAGAGTATGATACTTTACATTTATTTGAAAAATTTGTAAATGAAGTGTTATAAGTGCGTTGGCTTTTCTTTTCCATACGATGAATATTAATCGAAGCAAGAAGTTAAGCCATATTGTACATAACTAATGGCTAAACGAATAAATATATAGTATAAATGAACACAATAACAATAACTTATTCTCTATATTGGGAGTTAAAAAACTATCCTGAATACAAGTTTACAGTCACAAATTTTAGGCGAAGAACTTATTGATTCAATGTTAGACCCTAATAGTAATTATACTCAATATGGTTTAACTAAACGTCAATACTTTGCAGGAATAGCAATGCAAGGACTACTCACAAGAACCGATGGAAATCCTCAATTAGGTATTCTTGAAGCAAAAAGAATAGTAAATGAATCTGTTATAATTGCAGATATGTTATTAGAAGAATTAATAAAAGAAAAATAGTATGATATCAAAAAAAGTAACAAGATACTATTCAGATTGTGGTAGAGGTTTTTGGAAAAAACAACAAGCATTATTACACGATAAAAATTGTAAGTGTTGGAAAAATCCAAAATTCTATTCTTGTTTATCGTGTATTAAAAAAGATTTTCGAGTAGATAGTAATGGTATGGAACACGAACCTCAATTCAATCAAACTTGGAATTATAATAATTGTCAGAACTCTGAAAGTGGAGTACCTGTTCACGAAGATTTTGAACACATAAGAAAAAATTGTAGTTTTTGGAAGCCAATAAAATAAGTTAAAAATGAAAAAAGCAACTGAAAGCATAACAATTCCATTAATCAATTTGAACGTATTGGTATTGATTAATCACAAATCAAAAAAGAGTGCAATGAAAAGTCTTTCAAAAAGTTCAAGAAAGATTTTCGATAAGATAATTGAAGAAGATGATTTTCACTTTGAAAGACCTGCAGGATATACATTTTACACAAATGAAAAAACAGCAATATGTGGATATCATGTATTAATGTTTCGAAATAGTAAAGACGAAGATTTTATTGGTAATGTTAATCATGAAGTAACTCACTTAATGCAGAAAATAAGAAGAATATTTTGGAACGGACACCAAGAAAGAGAGTTCGAAGCCTATATGAGTGAATGGGTATTTAAACAAGTATTAGAAATTTCAAAATCGTTATAGTATGTGCAATTTAAAAGGACCATTTAACACACCTTGTCAAACAATAAAAAATTATGACAGGTACAATGGATATATTAGAAGTTGTTCAATAAATCAAGAAGACAAAGAAGTTTTCATAAACGAAAGGTATGCAGGTAAATTAATTTCGTTTGATGGTAAGAGAATAGAATACGAAGTTGTATCTGATAACCATTATATGAATGGTTTAATTTCAGTAATTGAAATAACAGAAAGTTAAAATGGATAACAGAACGCAAGAAGATATTCAAAAAGAAATCGAACGAAGTGAGTGGGAAAGATTTTGTAGACTTGGAGAAATGATTGGAGATGGATTACATCACGAAGAACCTTGGATATCGAAAGAGTATAAAAGACTTATGTTAAAACTTAATCCTGACATCAAAAAAGTATTGCAGGAACAGAGAAAAGTAAAAGCAAATCGAATTCAAGAGCAAATGGAAAAATTGATGAAAGAAATTCCTTGCAAAGAATGTGGTGGCGAACTTTATCAAAAAAGAAAGGGAACTAAAATATGTTATTGCAGAAATTGTAATGGCAGATTTAAGGCTACTTCTAAAAAGAAAAATTAAATTTGAAAAGAAATTGTTTAATAATAAAGTAAAAATGGAGAAAGAAAAAATGCAAGTTTTACCTGTACAGCAAATGAATGTGGCAGAAGTAAAAATCAACAAAGGTCAGTATGAAGGACTTCCAAAGAATCCAAGGGTAATCAAAAATGACAAGTTTAGAAAGTTAAAAAATTCAATTCAGGAAGACCCTGAATTTATGGCTTTAAGACCAATCGTAGTGAACGAAGAAAACATTGTGCTTGGTGGTAACCAAAGATTGACGGCCTGTATTGATTTGGGAATAGAAGAAGTTCCCGTGATAAAAGTTTTGCATATGCCGATAGAAAAACAAAAGTCTTTCATAGTGAAAGATAATGTTTCGTTCGGAGATTGGGATTTAGACGAAATCTATTCGCAGGATTGGGATTTGAACTTGTTACAAAATTGGGGAGTAGAAGTTGAATTAAAGCAAGACGAAGAATTGACAGACGATGAAATCGAAAGTAAATACGATGATACGAATTGCGTGTACCCATTGATTCCAATTTATGATGAACAATACAATGCTGTAATCATAATTTGCGAAACGAAAACAGAACTTGCCAATGTACGTTCAAAGTTGAACATAACAACAAGAAGACAATCCTACAAGAACAAATTCATAGGAGAAACGAATATCATAACTGCAAAAGAATTATTCCAAAATGAAGAAAGTAATAGTAAGTCACAAGAAAGCAAGTAGGGTTACAACACCAAAGTACGTGAAAGATTGTGCAATCTGCGTACCTGAAAGCCAAAAGGAAGAATACGAAAAGTACAATGACGTTGAGATAATCACACACCCTGACAGCGTGGTTGGTTTAAGTCCGAAGAGACAATGGATCGTTGATAATATCGGAGATTGTTTTCAATTAGATGATGATATAATCGGAGTGCATCGTGTTTACACACCTGCAAAGTATCACAAAACGAAATTGGAAGCAAATGAAATATCTGACTACATAGATGATTTGTACCATTTATGTTTGGAGAATAAATTCTATTTGTTTGGATTCAATCGTACAAGCAGTCCGGTTGGATTTACAGGTGCAGAACCAATTACTTTCAACAAATACATAACAGGTGGTGCATTTGGATTAATAAAGACCGATGAATTATTCTTTCCTGATTATCCTACATTCGTAGGGGAAGATTATTGGATAAGTGCATTGAACGCTCATTTTCATAGACGTTCATTCATTGACCAAAGAATTGCTTTTTCATTTGCAAACACAGAAGCAAACACAGGTGGAGTTGCTGATTACAGGACCGAACAAAAAAGAAAAAAAACGTACTTGTATTTGAAGAAACATTTTGGGAATGCTATCATACCGAAGAAAGTAACACCTTTGAAGAAAAGTATAATGAAATACGAAAAGACCTTGAAAATTCCATACTAATGAAGATAGTTATTCCAAGCCACAAGAGGGCAAAAGACGTAAGTACCACAAAGGTTGTTTCAAACGCTTCGATATGTATTCCTGAAAGCCAAAGAGAGGAATACGAAAAATACAACGATTGTGAATTGATATGCCACCCTGACAATGTAATTGGTATTGCACCAAAGAGACAATGGATCCTTGAAAACGTAGGTGATGTTTTTATGCTTGACGATGATATTAAGGCATTGAGAAGAACGTACCTTGCACCAAAACAGAAAAAGGATAAATTCTCTGCCGATGATGTTTATAATTTGTTACAGGACACGTATCACAATCTGAAAGAACAAACCGACATAAAATTGTTTGGATTTGCAAAAAGTCCAAGTCCACTTCATTTCGATGTTTCAAAACCAATCTTTATGAATGGCTTCATTCAAGGTTGTGCATTGGGAGTAATCAAAGACGAAAACATATTTTTCCCAAAGATTGAAACAATGACAGGGGAAGACGAATGGATTGCTTTAATAAATGCTCACTTCAATCGTAAGATGTGGATAGACAAAAGATTTTTCTTTGAGTTCAATACCAAGAACACGAATATCGGAGGGTGTGAAGACATAAGAAACAGATTTAGTTCAAAAGAATCGTATTTCAGATTAAAGAAACATTTCGGTAATGCAGTAGTGTTCGATAAAATGAAAAGCACTGAAAATCAGCCTAAATGGAGATTAAAAATACCTTTTTAGTATTGTTATATAAATAAATATTATTATATTAGGGGTATATAAAAACAACAATTTTTTAAAATTATGGAAAAGAAAAAATTTGAGGTAAAGTACATCAATGGGTTCACTCAATCCGCGTGGAAATCATTAACGATTAAATCATTGAGAATTGGTTGGGTTAATGGAATCGAAGAAGCATCAAAAAATCTTACAAAAAGTGAATTAACAGGTTTATTGGTAGGTTCGTTATTCGAAGACGTATTTCCTATTCGATACAAAGACCTGGACGAAACGTATCTTGAAATAAGAAACGGAGAGTGGGAAAAACTTTGCTCACGTAACACTTTACACGGAAGAGGGTATGCACAACAATTTTTCGATATGGCAGAGGAAGCCTGTCAAAAAGAATTAAACCTACAATTCAATGAGGGAATAGTTAGAGCGATACGTTCAAACACTTCATTAAGTTGGATTAATCCACGAGTTTACAATTGCCTTTATACTTGGTACAAAATCAATCCTGAACCAAGAAATTACGAAAGAGAACCATTAATTTCAGAATGGAAAGGAATGCCAAAAAATATTCTTGATGGACACACTTTCGAGGGCAAACGAATGAAAAGCGAGATAACTTTATTGTCAGGACACTATGAAAACCACTTGGAAATTGGCAATAGAGTAATGGTTGAGGGTTGGAATCCATTAAGACAGGAATTTCTTAAAGACGATGTAATCGTAAAAGAAATACCAAAATCATTGTTTGATTAAAAGAAAGATTTAAAAAATAAAAAGAAGTGCTTAAAAAAGTGCTTCTTTTTTTATTGTTTTGCATTACAAACTTTACAATTATAAAAATGAAAAGAAATATGGCAAAAAAGAAACGTGACTTCTTGACTGCTTACAAGAACACGATGGGTAACATTTCGATAAGTTGTGAAAAGGTTGGAATATCAAGAAGAACTTATTATGATTACATCAAAAATGACCCTGACTTCGTAGAACAGGTTGAAGATTTGAATGAAAGGAATCTTGACTTTGCTGAAAGTCAGTTGTTGAAACAAATAAAAGATGATAATACAACATCATTGATTTTCTACTTAAAGACAAAAGGAAAAGGTCGTGGTTACATTGAAAGAACTGAAATTCAGAACGAGATTATTGAGGACAAGAATGAAGAGACCGAGGAAG